CTGGATCATACCACTTGCGGAACTGCACAGGCAGCCCGAGGTCGGGAATGACCACGTCGGCCACTTCAACGCCCGAGGATGCTGCGCCGGTTGCGTCAACCGAACGGCCTGCCATTAGCAGGGAAGACTTGTGGAATGCAAAGCCCTGGAGGTACTCGCTGTTGGCGTCGGCGAGATCCGTTTGGTAAACATCGAACCCTGCAACTCGAGGAACAACGCCCTCGGCTTTGTCAGCGGTGATGCCAGGGATTTCTGCGCTATTCAGGCTCTTGACCAGTGACGCGTAGTAGGTCGGGTTGAGGACAACGGAACGGCCCTGCTTTGGCGCCTTGAGATCGCCGGTGAGCGTTGCGCTGAGGTCAGCCAGATCGCTGCGATCGAAATCGCCTGCGGTTGTGTTCAGCGGAGTCTGTGCGAAGTTTGCTGCGGTCACAAGGTTCCACAGATCCCCGAACACTTTGTTGCCAAGTGCTTGGAGTGCGGGCTGGATGAACAATTCGTTCAGCATGATGCTGGACTTTGACCGCTCAACGTCCGTGAATCCGTAAACGAATCCGAAAAACGTGTTCAGCGTGATGGTCTTTGGAGTCATCGACACGTCGTTGACCGTGTATCCGCTCGACAAATCAATTGCCGTTGGGTTTACAGGGAAACGGGTTGTGACGGATGCGCCGCGGCTGGAGATGTCCGAAGAAAAATCGGTCGTCAACGCTGCGAGTGGTGCAAAAGTGGATTTGAGGTTTGGAAGGCTTTCCTGTGCGATTTCCGCCAGATTAGCCCCTGCGATGGTGTTGCTCATAATTTAGTAAGAGTCTGAGTTGGTTGTGGTTAGTCGCGCATTGCTGCGCGGTTTGATTGGTAAAATTTGTTGCGAGCTTCAACGGGAAGGCTGTGGTACGTTGCCCAGAGGTCTGCCTTGGTCTTCACCGGCTCAACTGGCTCCGGAGAAACGGCCACTGGCGGAACACCGAGTGATGCGACAATTTCGTTTGCCCGTGCTTCAACGGTCTGCGCGTTTGCGGACAGTGCGGTCAACTGAGCGTTTGCTTCGTTTAGCTTTGCCAAAAGATCCGCGTTGTCGGTCTCGAGCTTGGCTTTGACTTCCTGCAAGTCGGATGCCTCAGCGATGATTGCGTTTGCCGCGGTGAGGTCGGCCTCGAGCGTCAGTAGTCGGGAATTGGAGGCTTCGAGCGCCTCAAGGGCGGACGAAAGCGTGGTTGGTTTTTCCATAACCTTTTTTTGCGTTGTCAACTCGCGCAAAAAAAAGAAACCCTCCGCCAGCGGACCAGCGGAGGGAGTGACTTTGTTTCCTAGGGACGAAAATTCAAAAAAGCCCCGTCGGCGGATCTCCCGCCGCACCATACGTCACAATTTTCCCAAAAGCATTTGGTACGCCTCTTCCTCGGTTTGAACAATGGCGTCGATGAGATTATTTTGCAGTGCCCGGGGAGCAAAGAAAGATTGCCCGCGCATTGCATCGTCTGGCACTGCGCGGTTGCGGAGGACATTACCGCGGAACATCTCAAAAGCGTCCTGGACGTACTGTTCGAGTGATGCCCGCTGATCTGCGGTCAGGCTCGGCCCGTGCATTGCGCTCTTAAGGTCCCCCTCGGCGTTTGTAATCGGGTCAAATCGTTTGCCCTCGATTTCCCACATCACGGATTCGTCTTCCCACGGAATGATGCACCCAACCGATCCCCAGGTTGAAGACGGGGCGCCGACAATAGTATCACATGATGCCGCGATGTTGTACGCGGCGCTGCAAGCCATATCGTCTGAATACGCCAGCGTTGGGATTTCGAGCGATTGCACAAGCTCCGCAATCTCGTGATTCCCCACGACGGTGCCGCCTGGAGAACTGATTTCCAGCATCAATCCCCTGACGCCCATTTCGGATGCGTCCTCGATCTCGTCAGCAATCTGTTCGTAATCGGTCGACCCGCACGACTTTTCAATGGGAGAAAGCCCTTTGCCCAACGTTCCGCAAACGTGAATGATCGCAATGCCGTCCGGTGTCACTTCCATTTCTTCCCGCGGATTGACCAGTGCGCTGATATCCATCCCGCCGTTTGCCGCCAGCTTGGACTGGATTAACTGCCGGACCGCTCGATGCCCCCCCGGTGTGATGTACCAGGGTCGAAAATAAATCTGCTCAATGACTCGTTGAAACTTCATGGCTGTACGGGTTCGGTCGGCGCTGGATTGCCGTTAGGGGTCAGAATTCGGAACGCGGATTCCGGTAGGTTGCTGCGCTGCATCCGCTCGCGGATCGCCAGTTCCTCCCGCTCGCGCTGGTCGAGGTGCTCGTCGAGACTTTGTCCTGCCTCCCCGAGGATGTCGCTGAGGTTGCGCATTCCGAGCTTGTACGCCTCCCGAGCATCTTGTCCCGCGTAGCCTGCGTCGGCGGTCAAAATCGGTGGCATTGTAAAGCCCCACTTCAGCGATCCACCCAAATCTGCCCCGCGGTACTCTGGAAGGATCCCGCGCTTGATAGCCTTGCTGACTGCGTATCCGACACGGCGCCGCGCCACCCCCCGCAAAAGGTCTTGCCGGTCGGCCACGGTACGGTTCACCTTGGAAATGATCATGCGGACCGATGCCCCGCCAATTTTAGACGGATCCCAATAAAATTCTGGCGGCATCCCCGCGCCCAGCATTGCATTCCTGATTAGTCGCTCCATCAAGCGGTCGGTCGCTTCGGAAGGTACTTCGGATTTGAGTTGCTCGAGTTTGGCGCCCGCGCCGGCTCGGAAATACCGGGTCGTTCCCCCATAAAGCTCCTCCATTGCAAACTTTGATGCCGGGGCGTGGTCGCTGAGTGCAAAGGCTGGATTGGAAATATCTGCCATTCCAAGTTCGTTGTGCTCGATCAGTCCGATGGTAGCCGCCAGCTTTGCCGCCTCGCGGACGTAGCCCTGCACGGTGGTCAGGTCCCGAAGGTCGATGATTGCCGGGGTGAATGCCGGAAGCCCCCGCCCTTGATCGACCGCCAGCGGCTCGCGGATGAAATCCATGTCCCGCGCTGAAATGTCGCGGTCGTCTGCCGGTGTCTGTCCTAGGATCCGGTACGCTACGGGGCGCCCAAATTGATTAAAAATCACCCCGTTGTACTGCCGGAGTCCCTTGTACGGTCCGGCCTGCACGATGTCCGCGCCGGTGCGGTCGCCGATAGCGTGCCAGGGAATGATTTGAAACTGTGGGTAGCCTTCCGGCGTCTCTGTGTAAACGCACGCGCTGTCCCCGTCGCGATCCACGGCCACTGACTGCATGAAAAGCCCTGTCTGGAAGTCGTTGCCGTCAATGAACGCCACGTCGTAAAATTGTCCGCGTAGCCATTCCTCAGCCACTTTGCCCCACTCTTTGTCGGATCCTTCAAATTTAGGCAACCAAGAGCGGCCAACACTGAACATTGACTTATCGTTGATTGCCCCGGCTACCGGGCCAAAATTCCAATACAGCTTTTGAGATGCTGAGACAATATTGCGCCACTCTCCGACCGAAACCTCCTTTTGCATCCCTGCGGTGTGCGTGCCCCAGTACGGGCGGTTGCCGCTCCATCCGCCGTTGATCATTCGATAGTGCCCGGGCATTCCGATCCCGCCGGCGTGCGCCGCGACGGTCGGCTTCTTGAAGAGTTTCAAAATTTTGTCGAGCATTAGCTAAATATGGCTTGGGTCCGAGTAACAGGGGCGCAAAGTCCGCGCGCCTTGTAATCAAGCGCGAGTTGAGCAAACGTCAAAATCTGCATCGGGTTCAGACTGGACGGCACCGAAAAGTTAAAGCTCGATCCGTTGACGCTCGAAGAGACCAGCACCCCCGCCCCCGACTGCACGACGTCAAATTGGTTGTCCCTGAGTGCTCGAAGCGCCGCAACGTCGAGTTGCAGGAAAACCGAAAGAATAACCTGAGGCGCCGCGATCATGTCAAAGTCCTAGCTGTCAACCTGCCCCTTTAGCAGTCCGACCATCATTGCCGCGGCAACCTGCATCGCTTCACAGTCCCACAGATGGTTGTGGGTCCGCACTTTGACGTAACGCATTTTGACCTGCTTGGTACTTTTGTCGACGGTGTCGCGCTTTACCTCGGAGTTGATTTGGTTGAGGTAGCCCTCGGCGCCGTTGTCGCTTACATCCTGAGGAAATTCCCAATGGGGCGCCCCGAGTGCCCGAAGTTTTACCAACTCGTCTTTGACTCCTTCGTTGCTCCAATAAATATATCGAGCGTTTCCCCCGTTTGGCGCCTGCGCCATCTTTGCCGGACTAAAGAATCGTCGCACCTGTTGCCGCCCCTCGCCGTGCGTGAATCCGTCATACCCAGACCCGTGGAGCGCCGTCCACCCGTACCGAACGCAGTCGTCGTAAACGAATCCGGTAAAAAATTGAGCGTCCTGAAAGGTCAGCTTGTCTTTAACCTTTAAGCGTTGCTGTAAATTGCGGATCGATTCGCTGGTTAGTAACTTGCCCTCCCAGATTAGCCGGCTGGATCCGTCTGCCCTCCACGCCCGACAGATCGCCCAAAAGTGATCCCGCTGCCGGTCCACGGTCAGAAACCGCGCCGCTTCGTTGTCGATCGGTTGCCCGTCGATAAAGTCACCTTTAGAATACTCCGAGGCGGTCAAAGAAATTGCAGGCGCCTCTGAAATTTCCTTCCAAACGTGCGCCAGTCGTTTTTGCAAAAACTGCCGGAGCGCTGAAAAGTCGCCGCGGTGTTTCAACTCCTGCGCTTTCACCCATTCAATGACGAGTGAAGACCACGGAATCCAGTAAACAGAAAGCGCGGACCAAGTAAACGACGCGCACCCCGCCACCGGATTGCATTCTTGCCGCTCGTACCGTCCCCGCTCGGCCATTGCCCGGCGCCCGCCGGTTGTGTCCGGCGTGACATGCTCGCAATGCGGGCAAACGTGGCGGACTGATGCGGTCAGCGCCTCCCAATCCCATTCGCCCGACGCCGTCTTGGCTTCGTCGTACCGGATTGATGACCACAACATCTTGTGCCATTTACCGCACGCTTCACAGACCGAACCCCACTCGTTGAGGTCGCCAGCGTCAAAAAACGCGTCGGCTTCGTGTCCTTGGTCCCATCCCTGGCTGATCCCGATCACCACCGAGTTCCAGCGGTCATGCGTACGTCGCACGGCCTCTCCGATCATTCCCTCACGGTAGCGCCAAATTTCATCCATCCAAACGTAGCGCATGGATTTCTCTTGAAGGCTGGACAGATTTGCCCCCGCCAGAAACAAAGGCATGTGCGGAAAAAGTATGCTGGTTTTCCGTTTTTGGTGCCGGTCTTTGGGAAACAATTTTGCCACCGGCGGGCAGGCATTCAGGACCGGAATCAATCGAGTTTCGGCAAAGTCTTTGCTAGTGTCGTCAGACTGCCCGACCAGAAGCATCCCCCCGGGCGCCTCGGCCACGACCCAAGTGACTAGCAGTTCTAGCAAAGTTGTTTTCCCTCCCCCGACCGGAGCGCGAATTGCAATCTGTCGAGTTTGACCATCCGAGAACCGGCGGATGATGTCGTTGAGCCACGGTGCAATTGCCGGATCAAAGTTCGAGCTGCGTGCTGAGTGCGGAAGGCGAACATTCTCCTTTAGCCATTCGATCGGATCTCCAGAGAAGCGCCGCTGCATCCCGGCGCCCCAAGCGTCAAATACCGTCGCTTTCATTTGCCTCTTGTCGCGCTTTGCCCAG